TTTTTTTTTTTTTTAATTATTTGCCACCTACGTCTCGTAAGTTCAGTGGTCTTTTTGTGCATTAGAAGACATCACTTATGTCAGAAATCTCCCCATCATGATCAAATGGGACCCCTGAAATATCCTGGTAAACTGGATCCCACACATTCTTCGCCACCAACGTCTCCCATGATGGAAATCCTGCCATTAAAGTTTCCGCTGACAATCCTGCCTGACGCATCTTCTTGATATCATCATACGTCATTCGGTCCAACATCATCTGGGGCACATCATTTATCTTATCCCCTAGCGAAATTAGCAGCTCTGAGTAAAAAAGGTACAACCTATCATACGCATCTCGATTCGACGCATAGGTACCATACGCATGACCCACAATAGACAGCAAAACATCTATTTCATCCCTCGGTTTTGTTTCCCGCCCCCATACTGCTCTAACTATATATTCTCTTGATTCTCTAAACGGCAAGAAATCTGGCTGACCTATCCCCTTATTCTCATTGATAACGAACTGATGTTTCAGAAACGTGGCTCCCCACGATATTATCTGCCCATCCTTAACTACCGAACAAAAAGCTATCCCATCTTTTAGATCTCGTATTGTCACATCAAAGTGTTTTTGCATAAAATCAGCGAAACGAGCTCCTGAGAAGGCACTTGCCGCCTGGTCGACCCCCTTATTATATAAGTGATCATCTCCATATACCACCAATCTCACTGTTATTAAAAATTGCGCCTCTAATTCTTCCCTTTCCTCCACCGGTGCATTCATTATTTGGTAAACCGCAAACAGAGTAAAATACATCACCATAATAAATGAATCCATATGACTAGTGTTAAACGCTCCCGAGGGAACTCCTCCATGTATTACTCCCCAGATTTCTCCTATTATTTGTGTTACTCTTGTAATCATATTCTTTATAAGAAATTTAACTAAGCGTTCGAATATCGGATAATCTGGTGACGTAGCATCGTAGTGCTGCATCATTGTACTAAAGTACAGATTTACAAAAAACTCCCTTACTGTCTGATCATACAGCTTTGCATCTCCCTCCACTATTACCAAATCCCAGCAATTTGATAAATCTATTCCTAAGCATCTCGCTAACATCTGCGCTCCTCCATGGGACCACCTGTGACCTATACGTATTACGGATCCCCTTTCTTTATGATGCCGCAGCATCGACACTAATCGTTCTATCAGAATATAAATTCCCGTGGGAATGTTAAATACTCTCAGTTTATCCATCGCTATCGCCCACTGTTCATCTGTCCACTGCTTTGTAAAATGG